ACTAATGATTTTGCATTTCCAGTAAGAGGGAAATGGATGGAAGATACTTCGTTATTCTTTGTGTATCTTCTTATAGCAATGCAGACAGATGGTGCTGAGACGCATCTATATACTCGTCTGCGTTAGCCAAGATCATTATATCTAAGAGGATACAATGGTTCTTTTTAAGAAGTCAGAAACCTTTCCGCACCTAACACGTGCCGAAGGATTTTTACTGGGATTGATCTTTGCGATCATCCTGTCAGCATTCATTCCAACCAAGACGGTAACCAAGTATATCAAGGTACCAGAAGTCAAGATAGTTGAGAAGGTTGTTGAGAAACCGGTAGTTGTCAAGAAGCCTGTATATGTCAGTGCACACGACAAACGCCAAATCCAATGTCTAGCAGAGAATGCATATTTCGAAGCAGGCAATCAATCAACAAAAGGTAAAGTGGCCGTAACTAATGTTGTTATGAATCGCGTCAAGGATGAAAGATTTCCTAAGTCGGCGTGTGCTGTTGTCCACCAGAAGTCACGTGGCGTATGCCAGTTCTCCTGGGTATGTGAAGGCAACAAGCGTATTCGTAACATGGCCGTGTTCGCTGAATCTAAGCGAGTTGCCGAGAACGTCTATCTGGGTAATACCCATGATGTGACTAAAGGCGCAAAATTCTATCATGCTAACTATGTAAACCCTAACTGGGGTATGCGACGTGTCACCCAAATCGGTGCACATATTTTTTATAGAGGATGAATTATGGTGGACGACGTTATCTTTGAGAAGGCCTTGACTACTGAAAAGTTTATCAAGGACATTGAATCTCTTGTGATTAAGAACAAACTAGATTATTTAGATGCCGTCGTCCACTATTGTGAGACGAACAACGTTGAGATTGAAGCAGCGGCTATGATTATTCGTAACAACATACGGATCAAGTCGAAGCTTCAATCTGAATGTGAGGACCTTAACTTCCTCCCTAAGCGGGCACATCTCCCGATATGAGTATCTACGGCCAAATGTCCGCTGAACAACTAATCCACTACATTGCTACAGACTATGTCGAGTTTAGTCATGACAAAGTTCTCTGGCAAAGAGATGAACATATTAAGATTTGTAAAGAATGGTTGGAGAATAATCAAGATGACACCATTCGAGAGCTATAAAACTTTCCTGGCCGTCAAGAGTCACTTCACCACATCATACGATTACATCAAGTACAACGGCAAGGTTAATGCTACTCAACATTCGTTTGAGACACGCAAGGACAAATACCAGTACTACAAACTCTCCAAACATAAAGATCCTTTACAGTATCTTGTAGCCAACTTTGTTGATGGTGATCTTAAGTGGGTCGGAGATCTATTCAATGATGACTCAGAGAAGGTCTATGCTAACTGGCTGAAACGTCAACAATCATTGTCATATATTTTTGAGCAGGACCTAAATAAACTGTGTACAAAATTCGACGATAATGTTATTGTAAATAATGGACAACATCCATATCTTCTTAAACAATATCTAAGACGAGAGATAAGTATCGAGTCAATAATCATCTTGAACGATCTTCTCGGTTTCTTTAATCATTGGAACAAGAAGATTGAGGATGGTGTTCTTTGGCCAACGATATATAAGAAGTGCATGAAGTATAAACCGTTCTTCCACTATGATACATTCAAGTGCCGGAAGATCCTGAAAGATAAATTTATGGGTGAACAATGAGTCAATTTTTTACGTATAGTTCTGTTCCTAAACAGGAAGATCCTCGTATGACGATGCAGGCGCCGATTGCTTGCACAAAGGAAAACCATGAGAAGATGATCCGCGCCAAGCAGATCAACGATGGTAACTACTGGAAGACGATGTGTGAGGTGTTTGCCACAGATATTGAACAACTTCCTATGGAACGTTTCAAGGTCTGGGCATCAACCATGTCGGTTCCTTTCATGACACGTGCAAGGTTTACTGACTACATCGGTCCCGTGCTCTTGGCTGCTAAAGCCAGTGAGACCGTCCGTGAGGCTCTTCGTGAGGTCATGATCGGTTACAACGGCGATGCCGACTTCCAACATTTCAGCATGTTCGAGGACTTCCCTACAACGATGAACCGTATCCAGCATATGGCTCACCTAATCCTGAATGGATGGGGTCCTGATGAACTTAGCAAACTAGACACTATCGTTGAACTCGGTGGTGGTATCGGTGACATGGCCGATATCGTCTATAAACTGGGCTTCAAGGGTAAGTACATCATCTACGACTTCGAAGAAGTCGGTCAGATTCAGAAGTGGTATCACGATAAACTGGGTTACACCAACATCGTGCACACCTCTGATTTGAATGATCTCGTAGACGCCGATCTTATGATCGGTACGTGGTCATTCACAGAAATGCCTCTTGATCTTCGTGCGCATATCATGGGGTACATTGGCAACACAAAAAATTGGTTAATTGCATATTCTAACCTGATCTTTGGTGTTGACAATGATAAATACATCACCGAGGAGTTTGTACCACTCTTCACTGAGCATGATATCGAATATTATGATATTCCTTTCATGCCATGGGATGGCGGTGCCAAGTATCTCTCGGTAAAACATAAATCGTAAAATAACGTAATACAACGACATACTAGGAGAAAATATATGTCATTCGCAGACCTCAAGCGTTCCTCTACCTCGTCTTTCGACAAGCTCAAGACGGAACTCGCAAAGCAGAATACCACATACGACCGTTCTGGAGATGAAAAGCTCTGGAAGTGTGCCACAGATAAGGCAGGCAATGGTTACGCTGTTATTCGCTTTCTCCCAGCCCCCGAAGGTGAAGACTTTCCATACGTTAAGATCTGGGATCATGGATTCCAGGGACCAACCGGCCTATGGTACATCGAGAAGTCTCTGACGACTCTCGGTAAAGACGATCCTGTCGGTGAAATGAACAGCACCCTCTGGAACTCTGGCCTTGATGCTGACAAGGAAACGGCACGTAAACAAAAGCGCCGCCTCGCTTATTACAGCAATATCCTGGTCGTCAAGGATCCAGCCAATCCTGAGAACGAAGGTAAAGTCTTCCTGTACAAGTACGGCAAGAAGATCTTCGATAAGCTGAACGATCTGATGAACCCATCGTTCGAAGACGAACAGCCAGTGAATCCATTCGATCTTTGGTCGGGTGCAAACTTCAAGCTTAAGATTCGTAAGGTTGAGGGTTATCCCAACTACGATAAGTCAGAATTCGACTCTCCCGCACCACTGTTCGATGATGACGACAAGCTTGAAGCCGTTTGGAAGCAGGAGCATTCCCTCAAGGAACTCGTGGATCCAAAGCACTTCAAGTCATATGACGAACTTAAGACCCGTCTCAACAACGTTCTCGTTCTTAATGCTCCGGCTAAGGTTCGTGGCGTTGAGCTCGACGCTGAAGAGTACAAGGCTCCGGCCCCAACCTTCCAGGCTGCAGCTGCACCTTCGGTTGCCACTGCTCCTGCAGTCGATGATGATGACGAGGATCTTGCGTTCTTCAGTAAGCTTGCCGCTGAAGATTGATAGGAGGGAAGAGGGGGATCGAGAGGTTCCCCTCTTCTTTTATATTCTGGCCATCTCTGATTGAGCAGGCGTGAATCCGAATCTCTCTAGGTAGTAGTTCACACCACCCATATCACTCTCGGTCGCCGGTGTTTGTATCACTGGCGATGATTTGTTTGGATTGATGTTTGGCGGCGAAACCGTTTTAGAAGTAGATGGCGTTGGCTTTGGAGTTCTAGAATCGACCATAGCATCGGTCTTGGCCATCTCATAACTCTTTGCCAATGGACCTAGTTTTGATGCAGGAGTTGTAAGCTCACGTTTTGTATAGTCCTTGGTGCCAATCAATGCAGCACCGACCTTGCCGAAGATATTCTTGGCATCGCCCATTACATCTGTAACTGTGTCTACAGCATTTGCAATAGGACTCTCGCCGCCACCAAATCCGCCGATACCTTCTGGGCCGCCGACTGAAACATGCATGTGTGTCTCGTGTCCCGCCGCGCGCCAGATAGTATTATATCCGGCTGCACGGAGTTGTGGTTGAAGAGCATCTAATATCGCACCTTCATTTGGCCCTGGGAAATTAACATCGATTGCCATGTCACGATAGTGTCGAGAGTTTTTGCTATGTTCACCTACAGCACCAAATGCTGAGTGTTGCATCTTGCTTCTATCAGCTCCTTGACTTATCAAATAATTTCCAAGAGCCACAATGTTATTTCGTGGAATTGCAGGCGCCTTTCCACTGGTTCTACCACCCTTTGCCTTTAGACCGTATGTCTGTACTTCTGTTTTGTCTTTCTCTACGATAGCCTGAGCGCGTTGTGCCGGATCATTTGAAAGCATACTTGGTTTTGATGTGAAGAAAGCATTAACAGGAGCAGATGGCCTTGTTGGAAGAGTAGAAA